TTAAATTGCATTTTCCAAGATCCGCATAAATGGCATCTCTCGATGTCTTTATCCATGATGTCCTCCTCTAATCTTGCACCTTTTCTGTAACACTTTTGGCATTCTGCGATAACAACTCCTGGCACTGTGTCCCAGCCATGCTCTATCTCAAATATGGTGGGTTTCTTACAGGCATTACATTTCATTACCGCAGCTTCAATCATGGCTTAGAGCCCCAACCTGTGCCTTTAAATATCGCTGGTGTTGCTGTAAATACCTTACGCATTTTGGCACCGCATAAAGTACAAGCTGGAGGTTCGTGGTTTATTGCTAAATCAAATTCCACAATAACCTCCTCGCCTGGACATTCATAATCGTATTTAGGCATGATGGCCATAATCGATTCTGTTAATTACTCCACACCCTACGCATTTGAGCAATCCCTCAACATGCACCATTCTTGGATCATTACACATATCGCAACACTCATTTAGCGGCACTACGTCGGGCACTACAGTGCCATCTGAATGAAACTTAATGCGTAAGCGACCCTCTTGGATTATTTCTAACTCGCCCATTTATTTGTCTTTATCTGAATCTGGAAAATAGAACTTGCCATTGCTTGTGATCTTCGCCCATTGTGCATCGCATTGATCGGCTTTGCTTTTTTCAACACAGACATATCCCATGAATGGTCTGCCTGTCTTTGATGTTCCTTCTTTGCGTAGCATTTGACCATGTTTACAACTGAAGGATTCGCCTACTTTTTCAGCATTTAATGATTGTGCGACATCGTCAACTGACCAAGCAATAGGTGCTGGATCTTCTAATTTAGGTGCTGACCAATCTGTGTTGCGTAAAGCATCAACTACAGCTGCGGTTCTTGTTCCAGGTGCTCCGTAAGTTGGCTTGTTTAAATCTCCTTCTCGTACTCGCTCCATTTCCAACTTAGATGGTCTTGCACCTTTTTTGGCGTAAGTCCAGTTAGCAAGCGCACGACCCAGCGCAGAGCTTTCAGACAACTCGCAAGCAAATTTATTAAAACCTGAAGTTGTTTTCGTTTCACTCGCCCAGCCAGTCGATACTGGAAATTGATCAGCCTCAGTTCTAAATAGCCGAGCCACAAATACGTATTCATCGCTCGGAGCGTTAGAGGCGACAACTCGCTCAGTTTCGATTCTGCCATCTGGGTTGTCTTTCCAGAATTTCGATAATCTTTCTTCAACCGTTTCATAATCCTCCAGATTAAAAGCCATAATTTATCTCCTGTTTCCCTTGTCGATATTCTTGTTGGGAACGTAAGTCCCAGATGCTGCCATCATTCCAAGATTCCAGATAGTGTCGGCATTTGTCGCAGTAGGCTCTTTGTAAACCGTTACTGCTTGTTGAAATCCAAGTTGCAGGTTGCTGAGCTTTTTCATACCAGCTTCCGTCAGCCTTTTGACCCCATTGATTTTTGCAGATATCGCACCAAACATTTCTATTAAAATTTCTCGTAATCGTCATCTAGCTGACCTCTGAGAACATCTTCGTAGAATGCAAGGTATGCAACTGAATCGACAACACTGTCGTGATGTGATGGTGTTTCAACCAAACGAGCGATTTTGACCCCTGCCATGCAAAGGACAACTTGATGCGCCGTAATTGGAAACTCCAAGATTGCGCTCCACAGCTCTGCAATTCGCTTGTGGTTGGTATAAGGAGATCCATAAATTCGACCTCGGTCTTGTATGAGTAATCTTGCCTCATCAAAAATTGCTTCACGATTAGCGGACATTGCTGCGGACTACCTTCATGCCTTGTTCATAGCCAGCACGCCATGCTTCATCCCATAACTTATTCCTACGCTCTTCTCGCCAAGCCATAAACAGGAATAAAGCGAAGGTGCCAAAGATAATAATGGCAACTGCTTGTGTGTCTGTAATGTTTTCCATTTTGCTCCCGATCTCAGGCGTTTGCCTGTTGGGATTAAGTATGTGCTAGATCAGCGACAATCTCGATAGGTGTGTCGGCGTGTTAGATAACAATGCTGTTATCAATGACATCGACTGCATCATCGATTGTGCGCTCTTTGTAGTCTGTTTCTCTAGACATAAGATTTTCCTAAAGCTGTAAATGATCCATCCTTGTTGATTGGGATTATGTGTGGGGTCATGTTCTTGCCATCCCAGTCCAGGATGACAATGCCCATCTGCCAGTTAGCAATACCCTTGACATACGTGGCTTTAGACTTGTTCATAAGGTTGCCGGTCTCTATGCCCCAAATCGTCCTGTAATTGGCTCCTACGCCCTCTGTATAGGCACTTAGCCCTAACTTATGGGTATGACCACAAACAACGCTCTTACCAGCCTTTTTAGCCAGATTAAGGGCAGTTATGCCAGCATTAGGGTTTGTGTTGCCTTCATCGCCATGTGCCAAAATCCAGCCTTTTTCAAACTCATAAAATGTCTTATGGAATTGAATCCCCATAGTAGAGAAATCCATGAATTTTTCGTACTGCAGCTCTGGCAAACTGATTAAGCCAGGTACCTTTAATAAAGTGTTATAGAGACGATCCGTATGATTGGATCTGACTATATGTGCTTCCTTAGCATTTTCTGTAAGATCCCAAAGAATCGATTGAGTAAGTTCACGATCCCGATGCAAAGTCTGCTCATAAGCCAAAGGTGTTTTTTCAGCCCAACGGCTAATGGTTTGAAAATCAATTTCATCACCAACATTAAGTACACTGTCAAACTTCTCCCGTCTTGCTAACTTGATTACATTCTTAACTGCTTGCTCGTGATGAAATGGAATCTGTAAATCAGAAATTACCAAATATCGCTTCAGTTATTTAGTCCTCATCCTCATCGTCATCGTGGAATGGGGTTATGTCTGTATCAGCTGTTTGCGGAACAAGCCAATCAGGCATACTGTTTTTGTTATCCATTAAACCCAATGCCACTTCAACGCTAAAACCAGCTCTGCGAAGCGACTGATACCAACAGTGCATCGCTATGGCATGCATGTCCAACGCAGTCGTTTCTGTACGAGCCACGCTTCTGCGAACATGTTTAACTGGTTTCTTTTTGGCTGCCATGTTTTAAATTATCGCTCTAAAAGGATGTTGTAGATCTCATCGACACGCTTGTGCAGTGCCTTAATTTCGTTAAGCAAATGAGTAATGACAAATGCTGCAAGGCCACCGATTACTGCCAAACTTGCAAAATAAAACGTGAGCATATCTGAATCGCTCATAGTTTAGGTGTTATCCCAAATTCAGATTCCTTGATGTCCAACGCCTTGATTGCTGGCCCGACAAGTGCACCAAGCAATACTGCGTATTCTGGTCGCATATCTCCAGCAATTGCTAAAGCAACTGTAAGTCCAGAAGCTGCTACTGCTCGCAGGTAAGATTTGATTGCTGCTTTATGTTTCTTGCTTAGTTTCATACTTTGCCTCCTAGGAGTGGGATGTCGAAAAACGATCTGTCCTGATCTCCCGCAGGGCTAAAGGAAATGTGGATGTGCGACTTGTGTGGGTTAAATCCTTTGTAAGTCCTGTATTTCCAATTACCTCTAGCAGAACATATTTTACCATCGAAGATAATGTAACTGATGCGTTTGCGCTTATCTGCTTTGGCATGGATTCTCAGCTGCTCAACTAGGTGTACTGACAATCCCTTGATTTTATTTAAATCTTTGTCCACATCAATAGCGCGAACCACGCCCGTATCGCTACTCGGATTGTGGTCGGATTTAGATTGTGAGTGCCTAGCATCGCCAATCCAACCATCAGAAGAACGATCCCTATCTGGAAAACAGTCATCGATCTGTTCTCTTAACTGAATTGCTGACTTACTCAGCCAGGGTTTTATGTTCTTCATTTGTGCATTCCCAGCGGTAATTGGTTGTATTTAATAGTAATTCTTCATGACCGCATTCTGGCATTGCAGCAATAAACGCATCTGCTTTTTGGTCATAAGTAAAACCAATTCCTGCAAAGTTATATCTAATCGTTCCGTTGTATGAAGTTTTAATCCAAGTGCCACCAAGATTATCGATCAACCATTGATAACCTTCATCTCCTGCTGGATCATTGTTATCACCAACTAAAACACGAATAACTGTGTTCTCATCATCTAACTCTGCCCAATGGCTCATCTTGCATACCTCACGACAATAATTCCAGATCCACCATTTGCACCATTATTTACAGCAGTTGCACCGCCACCACCGCCACCTGTATTTGCAGAACCAGCGACTGCTGCAGCAAATTCTGGCGCATCATAACCAGTACCACCTGCACCACCGCCACCTAATCCACCAGCATAAACAATAGTTGATTGGTTACCACCAGTACCACCACCAGCATAATAATAATTACCACCTGATAACTGACCAGTCGAAGTGGCTGCACCAATTGTATTTGTTAATGAATCAAAATAACCTGTACCACCAGCACCGGTATTACCTGAACCTGCTGCACCTGCTTCAGTTCTACCACCACCGCCACCGCCAAATACAGGGCCACTACTTTTTCCAGTACCACCTGCATTACCTTGTCCTGAAGTTCCAGTACCGCCTGCAGTACTAAATGAACCACCACCGCCTGAACCGCCGTTGCTTCCAGTGCGTGCGCCGTCACCGCCACCACCACCACCGCCAACACATAATGTTAAACTGCCAAATTGAGAATTTGAACCATTAGTGCCTTGATTTGGTGAACTACCACCAGCACCACCAGAACCAACTGTAACTGTATAACCAGTTGTCGTTAATGATTGCGATGTGAATGTTAATAAACCTCCTGCTCCACCACCACCACCATTCCATGCACCACCACCACCACCACCAGCAACAACTAAAACATCGGTTGTTAATGCTTGAAGCGGTGTAAATGTGCCATTACCTGTGAAAGCATGATAAAAGTAATTTGCATCATAATAAGTAGTTCCGCCTGTTGCTTTAGGCGTTGGAATACCGACCCCAGATATGAGTCCAAAAATCAAACTAGACAATTGCGCCGACTACAATCCAAGAATTTGCAGCCATTTTTATGCAACTAGCTGCTTTGTATCTTGCAAGAACTGGTGCTGCAGCAACTGATCCTGCTGACACAATTGTGGTTGTTCCTGAGGTAACTGCGTTTATTGTCGTAACGCCAACGCCTTCTTGATAAACGTTCAAAACTGTGCCGATTGGAAAATTTACTGAGGCATCAGTTGGAATTCTAAAAGTGTTTGCAGATGCGTTGTTCATTGTTACAAGTTTATTTAAACCATCAGACAACACAGCTGTATATGTTGTACCTGTTTGAGCATTAATTGCAACGCCTTTAAAAGATGTGTCGATTGCTCCAGCAAGGGTTCGGATCGCTAATGCGCCATCTTTGACCAGATCGGTGTCGTCTGGTGTTTCCCAACCAAAGTTGCTTGTGTTTGCCATTTTAAGAAATTACTCCTATCGCTGTCTGCCAGGTAATTGTACCTGATAATGTGTTCCATGCCTCGGATGCATTGACCTCATTCCATGTTTGGAATACGGCTGAGAACTCTATTGGACTAAGGTTGATGGTCAGGTATAAATCGTTAAATGATGTGCTCCATGACCAACCTTCTACATAGCCTTCAAAACGGCCTCCAGTGGCTATTTGAAGCGGTAAATCAGTAATAGTGAAAGGTTGACCCATAAACACCCCTAAAAGGTGATCTCGGTCTGTATCGTCTAATTCTGGGTTTGAAATTGGAAATGTGATGCTATCAAATACTGGATAAGGATAAGCACGAAGATCCAGGTATCGATTGACGATGTTTTCTGCATCTGATTGATTTTTAATGCTGGAGTTAATGCTCTCTGCTTTGTACCCATAAATTGCAATACTGGTTGCATCTAAGGCTATTTCTAAATCATTAAAACTATTGCCATAATTAAGGGCTATATCGTTGCGGATGTTACCTGCCTGGGTTGTCGTGGTTAAACCTGCCCCAATTGCTGTATTTGCTGAAATCTCAATTGATCCGTTGGCAGCTATGTAATTTTGACGATGGTCTTGATCTGCATACCCGATGTTGCCTGAAGTATCTTCAAATAAATATCCAAAGGCTGAATTGGCTATCTGTGAAGCGATATTGTAAATCGTATCTGTAGCAGATCCACGATTAACCATAAGATACTGACCAGGCCGATCAATCTCGCCAAGTCCTAAATTTTCAGCATTATTCCATGTGGTTGTTGCATCATAGTTTGCCCAGGTTTGTGCTGCTGATACTCCTACCCAATCACCTAATAAAAATTCTGTAAGCAAGGCATAAATTTGATCTCCGTCTTGATCCTGTGTTAGTACGCCTTCGCTAATTGTTTTAGCCAACCTAGCAAGGGAACCCATAGCAATAAGGTTGTATGAGTAAACCTTGCCAACTGATCCAGTAACGCTGACTGATGTGGTTATGTCTGTAATGTTGCCACCAAAGAGAGTTACGTAGGTGTCAGTGGAATCTTTGATTTGTAAGGTTAACGAATCATTAATATCAAATACATAGTTTTCTTCTTCTAAAGCAACTAAAGCAATTTCCATGTATGATGGGTTGGGTTGGATGTAAATATCTTCTCGACCAGATTGGTGAGAGATATCTGCAATTGTTACGTTTGTGTAATCAACACCATTAACCAATAATCGCCATTCGGGCGTAAAATCACTCATTACTGGAATCTTCTAATACTTGCACCATCAAGTGCCGGAATTGATCTGGCTGATGATTTGGTTAATACCTTTGCAACCGCTCTAGCTGCGCCTTCTGAATCTACTGCCTTGACTGTAATGTTATTAGTTACACCTGCCCTAGCAGTTGGGTTTCTATCCAAACCAGTGCTGGATGGAACACTTGCAGCTGTTTGTCCAAGCATCTGACCAGTAAGTGATGGGTTTGGAATATATCCAATATCTGTGCCTGGTCGGACTATGTTTATTACTCTAATTGCCTGATTAGCAAATTCAACTAAAACTCCAACTGCTTCTCTGATTAATGTAATAAATCCTTGCACGATTCCAATAATGCCAGTAACAACTTTGCCAAAGGTTTCAAATCCTTTTTGGTTTTCGGCTACTGCTGCACTCAATCCTTCATCCCCAGTTAATCCTGCAATAAATGCGTTTAAGGCTGGAATACCTGCTTCGTTTAAGAATCCAATAAACTTTTCAATTTGTGGCAATAAAGCAACACCAAGTGATTCTTTGGCTTCATCAAAGCCTACCTTTAAACGATCAATTTTGCCCTGGAATGTTTCAGCATTAGCAGCTGCTGCGCCACCATAAAGATCAGATAATTTAGTCTGGATCTCTGTAAATGATAATGTGGCTAACTCTGCCTTTGATAAGCCAAGTCCTAATCTGCCAAGTGAGGTTACATTTCCATCTTGAGCACGACCTAAAGCATTGGCTACTGTTTCAAGATCCTTGCCTGATGCCTTGCTTATATCTAAGGCAAGTGATAACAACTTTTGCGCTTCTACTGTGTCCTTTGTAGATACTGCCAATCTTTGTAGTGCTGGACGTAATGCATCATCAGCAACGCCAGTCGCTAGGCTAGTTTTTAGGATCATGTCCTCAGTAGCCTTTATTTGGGCATCTGTTGCCCCTGTGGCAGCCTTTAAGGCATTGGCTAACCTAAGTTGTGCTTGCTCATCTTCGATCGCTGCTTTAACGCCATCAACGGCTAATTTGGTTGCATAACCTGCTGCTGCAACACCAGCTGCTGCAAAGGCTAAAACTGCTTTTTTGCTAAAGTCGCCAATCTTGCTTGAACTCTTTTGAACTGTATCATCGGCTTGATCTAGTTTCTTTTTAAGATCATCAATATCGGCAAGGATTGATAACTTTAACGTGCGATTATCTCTTGCCATTATGTCCACTCCTTAAGAATGCGCTCAAATGATTCCTGCCACTTGTTTACTAATTCAGGCTGAATTCTGCGAAGAGTTGGGTATATGAACCATCCACGACTGCCACCGCCAGGTGCTCGCCCTGAAAACGCTGGGAACTGTTTAAACCTGTTTGATCCAAACTCAATACCGCCCCAAAG